CTCAGCAAACTGTCGTTCAATTTCAATAATGGTTGATTGAAACGTACTTGACACGCCCTGCCACATGTCCATGGCATCCCGAGCGGCACCACCAAAGTCCTCACGCAGGCCTTCCATGATAACTTTAATTGCTTCATCAGTCGTCACCTTCATTCTGTCCAGTTCACGAGTCGCCGCAGTACCAAAAGCCTCTTTCAAATACTTCCGGGCATTGATCCCAGCCTCGGCCAACTGATTCAATTCCTCAGCGGAGACTCGACCAAGGACATTCATTTGCCCCAGTGCACGCGCAACTCGTGGGAGGGTTTCCTCGCCGAAAACAGTCGCAGTATCCACCAACGTTTCCATTGCTTCAATATTCGGATTGAGTCCCATGGCCTCCATCTTGGCAAAGACATCAACCGCCTTCTGCGTATTGACCGGCATGTCGATGGCCCATTGGTTGATTCTTTCAAGGACTTCCGCACCCCGTCCATCACTCAAGGCATTCAACTTGATTTCCATTTGCTCAAATGACGCCGCAGTCTGCTGGAAATGCCGGGCGGCAAGTCCTAAACCTAACCCGGCAATTGCCCCTTGCAAACTAAAAACAGCGCCGGTAACCTTCCTCATGGCACCGGTACCTGCCCGAGTGAATTTCCGAAACATCCCCTCGGCACGATTTACATCCCGCCGTAACGGACCTAAATCAGCACCAAGTGACGCTTCCAATGTCCCTAAATCAGCCATGCACTACTCCTTCTGTTTGAATAAATTTGCAATACTGGTCAACACTGCTTTCATTTCCTCTGGCGTTTGCTGTGCGGCCGTTTGTGCATCCTCGCCCCATTTGGGAAAGAAATCTTCAACAGGCGACAGTTCCACATGTTCGTCCTCCTTTGAGTAGAGTTTCTTCGCCAAATTGACGATAATGGCCGACAAGTATGCCATATGAAAATCCTCGCGTTGTCTTCCAATAGGATCCAAGGTATCATACGCAATCCACTCACTAATCTGCCGTGAAGTCAAATCCTCAAGGAGCGCCTCAGGATGTACATACCCTAACTCGAGACAGAGTCTGAAGTAGAGTTGTCGCTCTGGGCGCCGCTTGAGTTTTTTACTAAGTTCTCTCGATCTTCCTGTGAAATGGCATTGACTTTCTGCGCCTTGTTCACAATCCGCTCCATCTTGCCCGCACTCATACTGGCGGAAATCTTTGCAGCGTCCTGTGGCTTCAGGAGCAAGTTGCCCTCCTCATCACAAATGGTGAAAACCAGTAATTTCGCACGAAAGTCCTCATGTGACCGCTCATAATCGATTACACGCCCCTGTGCGTTTTTGACTTCCTTCGTGATTGATGATTCCCAGCGGTCACGCAACCGTCCGGTCATTTCCCGAACGAACACGTGGTCACCGTCTGGGAGATCGACCCGTTCAATGCGTAACTTGTCTTTCTGTAGTAACTTTTCTCTGTTTAAAAGTGCCATGATTAGGCTCCTTTCCTAGTTAACATTATGCGCCTGCACTCGGACCACTACCGGATTCAAGTACGGGCTGTCCAGTGATTTTGATAGTCACGTCTGCGGTGATGACTTCATTGGGTGCGATACTCAATGGCAGATTCGTCACCAGTCCCACAATTTCCAACGAGGTGTTATCCGCATCAGGCAGGATAATCTCGTAGTTCTGTTCCGTGTCGCTCTCAAAATCACCTTTCATAGTTTCATACGTATCCCGGGCAAAGTTCATGGTCATGGTGAGTTCACCTGCATCACGCAATCCCGCAATGAACTTCCGGTATCCGCCTGTCGTATCCAAGGTAGTCACATCGATAGTGTCCCGTGTCATAGTTGGGCCGTTGATGTTTTGTATATCTGCCATCTTCTCCCAAGTTCCTGCACCGGAATCCCACCGACGAAACTCAGTACCTTGTCCTGTTATTTCAGGCATCTGTTACTCCTTTCGTCGTTACTTTTTATCTTCGATTTTCAGAAGGAAAAAAGGCCCGTTATCCGCGTTCTTGGCTTCCAACGCTTCCTGTCCCTCCTTCTTGGTTGGGAAAATCCCGACCAATTGTAAAACTGGTCGACCATCTCCCAGTCGGATTTGCTTTACTAACATGCAATCCATCGTATGGCTCCTTTCGTGTTAGTTATACTGCCCGTCGTTGTAAATCAAAGGTGGTCACAAACCAAACCCGGTCATTGTCATCCCATCCCAATAAGGATGGTTCAATCACGCACTCAATCAAAGCATAGTACGCGCCATTCCATGTTTCGTTTGCCCGACCATGTAACTTTTCTTTGATATCATTAATTAAATTCCACCCCGTCGTGTAATCCTCATTGCGAACCCGCACCTGTACTGAAGGAAAGAAATAATCGTTGCCTGTGGAAATTCCAAGCATAGGCCGCCGACCCGGAGTGTCAAAAATAGTTACACTATTATTGGGATTGGGGGGTTCTTTGCCCACAAATAAATCAGTGGCAAAAGTCAAGGCCAAACTGGATTCTGCCTCCAAAATATCCTTAATATCCAATGCAGGGACATTCATTTGACTCGTGCCTCCCTCTGTATGATGTTTAAAATATTACCGCGTTCCTGCTTGATCGCCTTTTCAAAAAACTTCGCACCAGACCCCGGTCGATTCCAATTGACTTTCCCACCCACCATTTCATGTACATACCAGGCATAACTCGCAGAGAATCCCAGAATTACCACAGGATCCTTGGTCAGGGCAAGTTCCCCACTTTTTTCGTTAATCTTCGCAGTGTGCTGATTGCTCATAGTTTTCGCCGCATCACCAGAGAAACCGCCAGGAAACTCGTCCTCAAGCCCCTGCTTTGATACTGTATAATAACTATGCCGCAAATTCCCAGTGTCAACCGGAATCGTCGGTTCACTCTTGTCCATACTTCGACGAATAGCGATGGCGGCCTTGATTAATCCTTGCAAGGTGCGGCCTTCAATTTTCTCCACTTCCTCGTTCAGATTTTGCATGACTTTTCTGAGTCCACTATCTCTGGGCATTACAACATCGCCTTTCTTGAATAACCATTGCCTTGAATTAAAGGCACCTTCCGAAATTGTCGGATTTTACGGGCCTCGGTCACTGTGCCTGGATTTGCCTCCTGATCGGAATCTAAATCATTGAGCGTCCCTAAAAATAACATGCCATTCTCATCCAAGTCCTGCGCAACTCGCACCTGTGCATGGCTCACAATTTCTTCACCCTGATTGTCAATCATCACTTCCCGGTCATAAATCCAACGACTATCAATCTCAATAGGATCATCCCAAGTATATCCTCCAGTACCATCCGGTTGCGGATTGCCCCAGTAGACCGCTGTTTGGTTCAGATTGCGATTAGGAAAGCGTGCCATAATCAATTCAACCTATTTTTATTTGTTGCGGGAATGGCATAAACCGTCGCCCGTTTCTTCCCAATCTTTGCCATCTTTCCGGTAGTGTCCAGGACCTTCACTTGTTGACCATATGTCGTGGTATCCAATCCCATACCGCTCTTCCCTGCATAAGTAATGTTGGCACCATCTGCGCCTTCCCGCCGAGCCTGTCGTTCAACCGTACTGGCAATATAATGTGCCGCCAACCACTTTTCAATCATGGTCTTTTGGGTACTGGATAACGAAGTATCAGACCCCAGCACTTCCGTGACCACCTGATTGGCGTCAGCAATGAATGCGTCAATCACCGCATCCTCAACGGAACTATCCGCTGGGAGAATTTGTTTTACCGCTGTTGCATTAGTTCGGGTTGCCATAAAACCATCCTTTCACTTTTCGTCCTACAATTTTCAGAACTCCTTTGACCAACATGAGAAGAAAACAACGGGAACGAGAGGTAATTGTATCGACCACCTTAATATTCCCTTGGGAGTCCTCTTTACTTTCCGTGTACGAAAAACGCCAAAACCCTTTCATCACTGCCTCGCCTTCCAGAGTTTGGGTTCGATGAACTTCATCACATTTGAATCCCATTCCAATCCCAACCATTCCATCGCCTCGTACATTTCCTGATAGTTGCCTTTGACCATCTTCTCAGGCCACACGACTTTCACATTCATCCCATGTTCTATCATTTGGCGAAATCGATCAATATGTTGATACACCCACCATTCCCAACCTGCCGCCTCCGAGTTCACCTGAACCTGCTGTTGCACTTGTTCACTACGGAATGCCCGCATAAATGAAGTTTTTATGCAGGAATTCACAATGTCCTCTGTCCTCCGACGGACAATAATCCATTTCGCCTCAGGAAATGCATACTGCCACACCGGCCAGAAGAGGCACATTTTTGCACCTTTGTACATCCAAGGGCCAGACTCGTACCCTTGTTTAACCATCACTCGCTCAACCCGTTCACGCCAATTGTGTGGGATAGGCAACCCAGCAATCTCGGGCAGCGGATACTGGCCCAACCGATCAACCCCCAATTCCTTCAAATAAGGCTTCACAATCTGATTTCGCAGTTCCGCGTTTTCAAACATGCCCTTCCTATTGTTCTGATTTGGTCCGGACATCCGCCCACCGAACGCCCCACAAATGTGAATGGAACCTGCGACCATTGAGGTCCCACTTCGTGCCGCGCCTGTGATCAATATTGGTGCCGGTAATTGATTCATTGTGCCGCCTCTTTAACCATGCGTTCGTACAACTTTTTATTCCTCCGTTTTCGATGTTGCCAATCTGGTGGTCGCGTTTTCTTATGCCACTGATGTTCGACCAGTAAATCATCCCGATGGACGAATGGAATGTCCGCCTGTTTGAGCAAAAGGCGAAACACATCGTCATC